ACAACTACTTGATGACCCATATTATGAAGAAATAGAAGTTGATGTTGATTTTGAAAAATATAGGAAATTAGACACCTTTGAACTAAGTGATGGTACAATAGGTAGAACACTATATGAACACCAAAAAGAAGGTGTGAAGATTCTTCTATCAAGAAATGGTTGTTTATTAGCTGACGATATGGGATTAGGGAAAACAATTATGTGTATTATTGCCGCTTTAGAGTCTGGTGTAGAAAGGATTCTTATTGTATGTCCATCATCTGTAAAGATAAATTGGGAAAGGGAAATACACTACCTACAATGCTATGATACAAAAATAATCGATGGAAAAAGATGGGAACAAGCTAAATTTACAATAATTAACTATGATTTGTTAAAAAACTTTCATGAAATCCCAGGTAAAAACTTTTCAGAAGATGATTTATGTTGGGATAATCAACATATTATTAGCTCAAACTTTGACTTATGTATAATAGATGAGGCTCATTATCTTAAAAATCCAAACAGCATAAGAGGTAGTATAATGAAAGATATCTGTACAAGTTATGGTATTGAAAAAGTTTGGCTTTTAAGTGGAACACCAGTAGCAAATAGACCAATGGATTTTTATAACTTACTAAAGTTGATAAAATCACCACTGGCTGATAATTGGAAATTTTATGTTCAAAGATATTGTGAAGGTAGACAAATCACAACAACACTTAAAAATGGTAGAAAGAAGAAAATTTGGTTAACAAATGGTGCATCTAACTTAGACGAACTTGCATTAAAAACTAAGAATTTATACCTAAGAAGACTTAAGACCGATATTGGTGATATGCCAGAAAAAAACATATCACCAGTTTACCATAATTTAAATAAAAAACAAAGAAAAAATTATGAAAATCTATGGGAAGAATATCTTGATGAGAGGGCAAAACAAAAGAAACGAGGTATTCCACCAAAAGATATGGTTGAACTTGGTCTATTAAGAAAGTTTGTTGCAATGGAGGCCATACCATTAACAATAGACATGGCTGAAAATATCATTGAACAAGGTAATAAGGTTATAATATTCACAAACTTTACTGATGAATTAATGGAATTTGATAAATACTTTGGTAATAAATGTGTTATTCATTATGGTGAAATGAGTGATAAAGAAAAACAACGTTCAGTCGATAGTTTTCAACAAAATGATAATATAAAGGTCTTTATTGGTAATATAAAGTCAGCTGGTGTTGGTATCACCCTCACAGAAGCAACATATGTCATATTTAACTCATTTAGTTGGGTTCCTGGTAATAATGAACAAGCGGAAGATAGAAGCTTCAGAATAGGGCAAAAAAACAATGTAACGGTCTATTATCAATTATTTAATAATAGTGTGTCAACAATAATGTGGGGTACTGTTAAAAAGAAACAATCTGTCATTGATTCTATCATAAATACTAAACAAATAGATGATGATGAATCCATACGAAAAGCAATGGAAATAATGCTTAATGAAATAATTGATAATTATGAATAGAATAAGAGTTTACGGTTTTGATGGTTGCCCATTTTGTAAACAATTAATGGAAACATTTGATAAGGATAATATTGATTATGTTTATGTTGATATTGACCTTGATGAAAACCAAGAAGAAACCAATAAAATAATGAAAATTGGTAAAACAGATAGTGTACCTATCGTTTTAGTTAATAACACCCTTCTATCTCCAGATGTTAGCTTTACATCAATCAATGAAGCACATAAACTCACCAAGAAGTTTTTATTATAATTTATTTTAGTTAAATAATATAAAGTTTTACGATAAATCAAATATTTATAATAAAACTTTATATTATGCCAGTAAGTAACGAAGATAAACAAAGAGTGTTTGAACAATTTAGGGTTTCAATGGGTGCCCCATTGAGACAAATTGAATTAACCGATGATATGTTATGTGTATTATTAGAAATATCTATAGAAGATTATGCTCAATATACACAAGAATGGCTCATTGAACATCAATGGCAATCATTATTAGGGAAGAACATTGACACAACAGATATGGCATTTGCATTAAGTGTTAGAGACTTTGATTTCATGACACAATATACATATGCATATTCAAAACAAGTTGGTCTTCAAGCCAGAGGACCATGGGAATTAAAAAAAGATTATATAGATATTGAATCTGGTAGACAGGTATATGAAATACCAGCTGGTAGAGAGGTTAATGAAGTATTATGGATTACACCTCCAACAACACAAATGGCATTATTTGCTAATTATGCTGGAATTGATTATGGTTTTGGTGGTGGATATGGTCAACTTGGTAGTGGAAGTGGTGGTGGATATGGTTTTGGTGGAAATGGTGGATATTATATATCACCAGCATATGATATTTTATTAACCGCAGCTGATTTAAATCTAAAGAATAGACTACTTAGAAGTGAATTAGTTTATAAGCTTACTGCTGGACCAAACGGAACAAGACTTTTACACTTATTGAGTACTCCAGGGTCTAAATTTACCTTTGGGCATGGTGTTGCTGGTAATCCAAGTTCAGTCAACTTAACTGGGTGTCAAGTATGGTATTTTTATTATGATACAAATGGTGATGCGGATGAATGCAGAAAAGACAATCCAGATATCATAAAATTACCAAACGAAGTGCCTTTATCTAAATTGGATTATTCAACATTTAATGAACCAACCAAGACACTAATACGACAGTTATTCATCGCTGAAGCAAAAAGAGCCTTGGGTAGAACAAGAGGTAAATTTGGTGGTATTGTGGGTCCTCCAGAAGCAGAAAGAACAATGGATTATGATTCATTACTTAGTGAAGGTAATGAAGAAAGAAAGGCAATCCTAGAACGATTAGACACTAGATTAGAGAGACTTTCATCAACAAAACAAATTGAGAGGGGAGCTATTGAAGCTGAATTTTTAAATAAGCACTTGAAATTTCGCCCACTTGGGTTCTACGTTAAATAAACTTTAAAACTATGAAATTAATTAGATGCAAATCATGTGATGATGTTGTAAGACTCATACATACTAAATGGAGAAAATGTGAATGCGGTAGGTCTGGTGGACAATATAACGATGATTTTATAAGTGCTACGGTTGGTGGGGATTGCGAAGTTATTGGTATTAGAAATGATTGGATTAATGCTGGCAAAATAAAAAGAAAATATCCAGAATTAAATACTATAATTCAAGGTGAATATTTGGGTGATGTTCAGATTCACAGAATAATTTCATCCAATGGACCAAAATTAAAAATAAGTATTGAACAATTGGATAAGAAATTTAACGAAATAACATTTAACGATAAAAGAAAATATACAATTAATGTTAAAGGTGATAAATCACCAAAAACTATTAAAATACCAATAAATAAATTAGGACCAAGCTTTAATAATAAAAAAACTAAAAATGAGTCGATTGACTTGCTTAAAAAGCGAATAATTGAATCACTTAATAAAAAACCTAAGTAATTATGGGAAACTTAGAATATTCATTTGATAACATATTAAAATCTTATATTGATACTGGTATACAATTAACAGACCATCAACTTAATCTTATTTCATCAAATAAGAATATGGCAAAGACATATATAAGAAAAAGGGTTATTGCCGTTAAGAAAATACAGAGTATGGATGTCGTTAAGAGAATAGAGGCTATATTTTTAGATAAGGAACTGGAATTATTTAAAAAATATGATAAGAAATCATATGATGATTATATGAATTATATGCCAAATTTTAAGAGTTTGTGGTTAAATGATAACAATCTAACAACCTTACCAAAAAGCATAACCAACCTAACCAATTTGGAGAGGTTGTGGTTATCTAAGAACAAACTAACCACCTTAAAAGGTATAAGCAACCTTAAAAATTTGGAGATGTTGGATTTATCTTATAACGAACTAACACTAACTAGCTTAGAAGGTATAGATAAGCTAACCAATTTGAAATTTTTAAGTTTATATGGTAACGAATTAACAAGTTTACCAGATAGTATTGGGAACCTTAAAAATTTGGAGATGATGGATTTACGAGGCAACCCAATAACAATTGATGATGCATACAAAAACAAAAAAGAAATTAAAAGAATAAAAAAATTATTACCAAATACAGATATAAGGTTTTAAACATTATGGGAAACTTAGAATATTCATTTGATAACATATTAAAATCTTATATTGATACAGGTATGTTATTGCCAGAACGCCAAATTAATCTTATTTCATCAAATAAGGATATGCTTAAAACATATCTTAGAAAAAGAATTATTGCTGTTAATAAGAATATATACGATGGTTTAAGAACTAATGAATTTGATTTATTAGAAAAATATTTTAGTGATAGTAAGTTATTTAAAGATTATGTATCAAATCTTAGTTTTATTGAGTATACCAATAAGCAGTTAACAACTTTACCAGATTGGATTGGAAATCTTACAAAATTGAAGGAGTTGGATTTATATCGTAACAAATTAGAAAATTTACCAGATTGGATTGGAAATCTTAAAAAATTGAATAAGTT